ATGAAATCCTTGGAGAAGTTCAATCTTGTAGAGATCCCTGTAGTTGATCAGAATAACCGTATAATTGCAGGCAACATGAGAGTGCAGGCCCTGCGTTCATTAGGACGCGATGATGAGGAAATAGAGGTGCGAGTCCCATCGCGCCCGCTAACAGAAGAAGAGGCAAGAGAATACCTCCTGCGATCCAATCGGAATACTGCAGAATGGGATTGGGATAGACTAAGGGACACTTTTACGAAAGATGAGCTAATAAACGTAGGCTTTGAAGAATGGGAAATAGGCTATCCGCCTGATAAGAATGTTATTGATTCACTGAGCAACGTATTCCCCGATGTAGAGGATGTAACACCTGACAGCTTGGCATATAAAACAGTTAAGGTATATTTCGACTCAAGGGAAAGCTTCGGCGAATTCTGTTCACTCGTAGGTGATAAAGTAAGGCTAACAGAGAATACCAGATACATTTGGTATAAGCAACGACCCGAGGTAAAGATACAATATGGAAAGGTGCGATATCGAAACAAGCCCTAGATATCCTATCTTTGTAATATCAAAGGGGCGAGCGTATCGTCAGCTAACAGCAGAACTGTTAGGTCGTCTTAATATACGATTCTATCTGGTCGTCGAACCAAGAGAGTACAAAGAATACAAAAAGAATTATCCCAAATGCGATTATATTGTCACCCCAGAAAATTTTTCAGACAGAGGACAGCTCTCAATTCCTGTCCGGAATTTTGTCTGGGACAAAGCAATTGAGATAGGACAAAAGCGGCATTGGGTATTAGATGATAATATCCAAAGGCTAATATGCTCAACGGTAAGGCACCATTATGTTATAACAGAAAATGGAGGATGGCTATTTAGATGTATCGAAGATTTTGTAGATATGTTTGATAACGTAGCACTGGCTGGCCCACATGATGCTAAATGGGAAATAGGAAATATGCGCCCATTTACAATTAATTCTCGAGTATATTCATGTGTCCTTATCAACAACGATATACCCTATCGCTGGCGAGGACGCTTCAATGAGGATACAGATTTAGCGCTATGTGTGCTAAAGTCAGGGTATTGGGCAACAGTCCTGTTTAACCGAATCCTAATTATGAAGCATACAATGAAAATGAAAGGTGGAAATACCGAAGCCTATAAGCGAACAGCATTACGATATGAATTTGCGTATGAATTATTCAAAAGGCATCCAGATGTAGTTAAGGTAGTTTGGCGATTTAGTAGATGGCATCATCTGGTAGATTATAAGCGGTTTACCCAGCCGTTGATTCCTAATTCTAACTTTCGTAAGGATTTCTTTGATTTCAGCCGCTTGGAAATTAAGAAGTAGATACGTAAAATGGCAGATGGTAAACGAGGACGCAGGAGCAAGTATACCCCAGAGCGTGTCGAGATCATCTTGGGCGCGCTCCGTCTCGGTATGGGGCGAATGGATGCTTGCAGATACGCAGGCATTACATTCGAGACCTTCTCGCAATGGTGCAAGCGGCATCCTGAATTTGCTGAAGCAGTTGAAAAAGCCGAAGCCGCTTTGATTGCCCGGTGCTTATCTCGCATCGAAGAAGCAGCGCAAGGCGGCACTTGGCAGGCAGCGGCATGGCTGCTGGAGCGTAAGCATCCCGGTCAATTCGGGATGCGCCAGCGCTTGGCGCTGGAGGGCGATGAGAACAAGCCTATTGTGGTGCAGGTGCGGGAGTTTGTAAATGGCGATGCGGAAGGGAAAACATAATGTCATAATACCTGTGGATATCTTGTGGATAAGCTGTGGAAATCTTGTGGAAAACCCTGTGGAAAACTCTTGAGTTATCCACAGGCTAAAGTTTTCCACAGGTTATCCACAACCATATCCACAGGTTTTCCACAAGTTTTCCACAACCCATAAATCCCCATGAAGCCGCAAAACACAAGGGCTGATGGGCAATAGCATCGAGTTTTCCACAGCACTAATAATCATAATCAGCTCTGATATATCTGAGAGGGTCTTAGGTAGATATAATGCCACCAGATAGCAAAGACATTGCAGGCGCACTAACAATCTCCGTCCCCGCTGAGTGGTATCAGCCACAACCTCACCAGCTCCGCTTCCATACTCTTCCGCATCGCTTTCGCGCATTCATCGCCGGTATCGGGGCGGGGAAAACACTGGCAGGCTGCGCTGAAGCCTTACGCGTGGCTGTGAGCATCCCGACTGAGTCAATCGGGATGATACTTGCCCCGACGTATCCGATGTTGCGCGACGCGACAATGCGAACATTCTTCAGCGTGTGTCCTGAGGAGCTAATAGCGACTGTATTCAAGTCGCAGATGACGGTGCTATTGAGGACGGGCGCGGAGATTCTCTTCCGCAGCGCTGATGATCCTGAGAAACTACGCGGACCGAATCTCGCTTGGGTCTACCTTGACGAAGCTGCCATGATGCCGCGGCGCGCATGGGAGATCGCCATCGGGCGATTGCGACGAGAACCGGGGAAAGCGTGGATCACCAGCACGCCGAAAGGGCGCAACTGGATTTATGATCTGTTCGTGCTTAATCCACAGCCAGACTATGGATTGGTTCGCGCCAGCACGTTCGACAATGCCTACCTCCCGCCTGAGCTCACGGAATCCCTCAATGCGACCTATATTGGCAAGTTCCGCGAGCAAGAGCTATTTGCCGAGTTTGTAGGCTTCGAGGGATTGGTCTACGAGAACTTTGCTCCTGACCTGCATGTTCAAGACAGACAAGCGGAGTGGCGGTCAACAGTCGCCGGGGTTGACTGGGGATTCAATAATCCCGGCGTGATACTCGTCATTGGGCAAGATGGCGATGGAAATTATCACGTGCTTGATGAAGAATATGAGCCACGAGTTGTCATCGCAGGGGAGGGGGACTGCTGGGTAAAGCGCGCACAAGCACTGATGGACAAGTGGCGGATCGAGCGCTTCATCGCTGATCCTTCGGAGCCAGCAAACATTCAGGCTTTCTGTGATGCAGGGCTGCCTTGTGAGCCTGCTGACAATACAGTCATGCCGGGCATTGCTCACGTGGCGTCACTGCTGGAGCCTCGCGATGGCACGCCACGTCTTACGATTAGTCCGCGCTGTCGCAACCTGATCCGTGAGTTACAGGAATACGTGTATCCTGAAAGCTCACGAAAGGACGCGCCTATCAAGGAGAATGATCATGCCTGTGATGCTCTCCGTTACGCGCTCTATACCCGGCAGCAGCAGATTCCGCAGGTGCTTGTGTTATGAATGCAGGAGGGACTTGACACACTTATTCAAAATGCGTATCGTATAGCCAGCAAGCATAGTGCATGTTATATGTTGCTTTCGTAAGCGAGACTCAACATGAAACTGAAGAGTATCTTTCGCCGCTTGACATCTCGGTCTGCTGCCCCGGTCGTGACAAAGGTAGCGGGGATAGACAATGAGAATGATGCATACTTCCTCACCGGCCCGCATGCCGGTCTTGCTACCTCGACAGCGCAGGACTGGGAAGACCTCTATGCCAATCACGTCTGGGTTTATGCTGCTACTTACGCTATCGCTATGACAGCAGCGATGCTCCCCCTTCGGATTGGACGGCGAGATAGAGACGGAGCTTTCGTTGACTTCCCTGATGATCATCCAGCAGCGCGTCTGCTGCGCAAACCGAATGCCTCAATCACGCAAGTCGAGTTTGTTGAGCTCTCAATGGTGCATGCGGAGCTAACAGGTGCCAGCTACTGGCTGGCAGCGCGCAATGGCAGAAAGAGCGCGCAGGGGCTAATCGCCATTGCGCCACACATGATGCGGGTTACGCTTAGCGCGGATGGTAACTTGGCATTCGCTATGCGTGATTCGCAAAGGTCAGCAGTCTGGCGGGATATTGATCCCCGCGACGTGCTTTACTTTCGCTATGTCTCTCCCGCACAGCCGGGGCTGCACATGAGTCCATCTGCGCCTGCACAGTTAAGCATTGAGACTGATCTTTATGCGCAGAGATACAACCGAGCGTTCTTCAAGAATTATGCCGCTCCCGGCGGAGTCCTCACGACAGATGTGGACATCCCGCCAAGTCAGGAGGCGGCATGGCGGAAGGCAACGCAGGAAGCATGGTATAGGGCATTCCACGGAGTGCAACATGCCTTCCGGGTGGCGGTGCTGACAAAGGGACTCCGATTCCAGCCAGTGCAGATTCCCATCAGCGAGATGCAGTTCGTCGAATTGCGCAAGATGACTCGCGATGAGATTTTGGCTGTCCGCGGAGTCCCGCCAATTTTGGTCGGCATCCTCGAAGGCAACACGTTCGCCAATGCTGAGATGCAGCTGCGCCAGTTGTTGCCGAAGCTGGTGAAGCACGGGGAGGTGCTCACCCGCTTCTTGCAGCAAGAGTTTGGAGAAGAGATTGAGGCTTTCTACGATGTATCGCAAATCGCTGAGTTATCGGAACCGCAGGATGCGCTTGCGAAGCGCGGACAAATCCTCATTACCAGTGGACAATGGACGCCAAATGAAGTGCGCGAGCGATTATGGCAACTGCCGCCAGTGGAGGGCGGCGACGTGCTGTATCCGCCGCGTGTCTTTCCGCCAGAAGTCGTCTTGCCAACAGCGACGCCAGAGTCAGGCAATATGTCCTTGCTCCCTGATAAGCGGAAAATAAGGGAGGGGTATGCGGAAAAAGTCAGGCGACGACGGGAACACGCGACTCGTGAGGATATTGTAGGAATGACCGACGCTGTGAGGACTTATCTTTACGAGCAGCGTGATCGCATCGTCAAACGTATCCGCGATGGGTACGCGACGCCTGAAGGTATCATGAATCGCACGTTCGAGGAGAGCGCTATCTTTGACCTGCTCTTCGAGTGGCGGCTGAAAGGAGCAGGGCGCGGAATCGCCAGTGGACGCGAATTCATTGACGAGTTGCGTGGCGGGAAAAGAGCAAAGCAGGTAGGGCTTGGCGGCATCGTCAATCCTTCTGTGATTGAGCACATTCGCCAGCAGACTCGACCGAAGTCCAAGTATGTGACCGATACGAGCTTTGATCGTCTCAAGCAAATCCTGAGCAAGGCATTAGAAAGCGGCGAGCCCGGCATGTGGCAAGCAGAAGAGATAGCCAGCGAGGTGTTCGAGGACTGGACAGAACAAGCGCTTTATCGCGCAGAACGGATTGCGCGCACGGAGATGGCGGGCGCATGGAATTACGGCTTCACCGAGTCCATGCGGGAGGCGGGCTATCAGAAGCACGAGTGGTCGAGCAGCAAAGACCCGGATGTGCGTAAAACGCATCGTATTGATGGCGAGACTGTCGAAATCGGGCAAGCATTCAGCAATGACGTCATTATCCCCGGCGAGGAAGGGCCGGTGGAAGAGCTTGTCAACTGTAGGTGTGTGACGATTCCTGTCGAGGAAGAAGACTGATGCTTGACATGGAGTTAGGTAAGTGATAACGTAGAGTTGGAGGGGCTACAATGAATCATACAAGCAAGGCTTACATTGTCAGAACAGAGAAGGCGGCTATCAGCGATGATGATCTCGCTCGCATCAATAGCTACGCGCTGGAGCCGCTAACTGTTGATTCTGTCTATGTGCGCGAGGAGCACCTTGCTAACAATCAGGTAGACAGACAATTCGAGTGGTTCCCCGTGCCGGCATTGCAGCAACTGTCCGATACTATCATCGGGAAGTCCGTGCTGATCGGGCATGACTATCGCCAAGCACCAATCGGGCGCTATTTCGATTCGCGTCTAACACAGGAAGGCGATGTGGTATGGTTGACACCGAAGTTTTACATGCCCATCGTAGAGGATAATGCTGGTGCGCGGGCTAACATTGATTCCGGCGTCTGGGCTTACAAGAGCATCGGCTTCTGGTTTGAGCGAATGATCTGCGATGTATGCGGCAAGGACTATGCTAATTGTCCACATATTGCTGGACAAACTATCACCGATCCAGACCGGGGGGAAACAGTAGTCACTGCGCACTATGACGGGGAAATGGAAGCGGCGGAAGGAAGCATCGTCTACCTTGGCGCGCAGTATGATGCGCGCATTATCAAAGCTGCGAGGGAGATCAATTACAAGCACGCGGCGGAACTCAATCATCTGAAGGCAAGCAAGCGCATTGCCCAGCGAGTCCAGGGACTGAAGGAAGGTGACGAGATGAAAGCGAAAGGCGTGATTCCTTACGAGCAGCATCCCCTTGACCCTGAAGATGCCCCCTGGGATGCGGGGGCAGAAGTGCGGGAGGCAACGGTTGATGACCTGAAGATCATGTGCACATGGTTCGATAGCGAGCGCCCGGACATCAAGGCGAGCTACA